ATAATAAAAGACATGAACATATTAAAAAGAATTTTATTAAAAAGGCTAAAATTGTTCATGGTGATGAATTTGAATATTTAGAAGACTATATTAATTCTAAAACTAAATTAGCAATAAGGTGTCGTAGATGTGGAAATATTTTTAAACAACATCCAAATAATCATTTATCAGGAACGGGATGTCCATTTTGTAAAATGAGTAAGGGTGAAAGAAGGATTGAAAAATATTTAAAAGAAAACAATATTGAATTTGAATCACAAAAATGGTTTGATGGTTGTCGTGGTAAAAAAAGACCATTACCATTTGATTTTTATATTATTAATAAAAATATATTGATAGAATATCAGGGAAGACAACATTTTGAATTTGTTGATTTTTCACATAATAAAAATATTATTGAAATGAAAAATAATTTTAAGAATATAAATATTACGGATGGTATTAAAAAACAATATTGTGAACAGAATAATATTAAATTAATTGAAATTCCTTATTGGGAATTTGACAATATAGAAAAAATTTTAAATGGGGCATTAATATGTCAATATTAAATGAAATTCAAAATTTGCTATTACGTGAAGAGGATGAAGATTATAATTATTATGATTTTGGATTTGAAGTTGCTTTAGATAAGATTGATGTTGATGAATCAGATTATCCAAAATTTGATGAGTATATGTCTGGTAATATAGATAGTGAAATTGGTGAATTGCAAAATTTAGAAAGTGATGTGTATGATACAATACTTTCTGTGACAGGTCAATTAAAACTGCCACAGGATATAACATTTGCTTCTTATAAAAAGACGGTTGCAGAGCTTGCATTGATGATTTATAATGAAGCTATGAGGGATGTGTTACATGCAACAATTTCTGATATAGATGTGAAATTTTTAGAAGATACTGATAAATTTTAACAAAAGGAGAATCAAATGGATTTTGTTACTTTTTTAAAAGAAAAAGAAGAAGAAGCTCTTGGTCAAGAACAAGAGGACATGAAAGCTAAAGTTGTGGCTATTTTCATGGAAGGTGAACCTGTTACTGTGGATACAATTACAGCAAAAGCAGAAGAATTTGAAATGGATAAAGAGGAACTTGAAAATGAAGTATATAAAGTTCTTTATGATACATTAAATGTTGAAGATGAAGAGGAAGAAGGCGAGCCAGAACCAGAAGGTGAAGAGGCTCCTTTAGAAGACGAGGAAATATAAATAGGAGGTTTCAATGGGATTATTTGGTGAAAAAAGTATTCTTGATGAAATTGGTGAATTGATAAATGAAAATTATCTTTTTGAAAAATATGCATTCACGCCAGTTGAAGAATATAGTGCTGAGACCAATGTAACATTTGAAGTTATGAATGGTGGAGAACAAATTGCTTCTGTGAAAATTGTGAAGACCGATGGAGAACCAGTTGATGGAGTAAATGACACATATGATTATGATGATGTGTATGCTGATGTTTCATTGGAACTTGCAGGTAAAGAAGATGAATATGACGTTGAATCAGTGAAAAAGTGGATTCTTGGGAAATTATACACAATGGGGTATTATAAGAATCCTGCTAAGATTGATGATGACGAATATGATGTTTCTAAGTATAAAGAAGAGGTTAAAGATGAAATTGACGCTGATAGTGAATTAGCGGATGTCAAGGATGATGTTGAAGATGTTGAAGGCGAAAAGGAATTTTCTTTTGATGACTTAGAAGATGAAGACTAATAATAAAGGATAATTTTTAATGATTACGTATTACTATCCACGTACATTAAGAAGTATAAGTGTTGCCATACTTAATATGTTTAATGATATGAGAATTGTTAAATATGATGAGGGTGGCAACCCTTTATACGAGAGGGAAGTTCCCATAACATGGGGTCCGGTTGAGAAATATCATCTTGACCGAATAGAAGACCATTATGTTGATAATGATGGGAAACAACACAATATTAGATACTATTTACAGATACCAAGAATGGCACTCGTGTTAAATGGTATTGCCTATGATGGTGATAGGGCTATTGGTGTGAATCAGTGGAGAAATTGGTTCAAATATTCTTTGGATGTGACTGATTCAGAAATTGATGAAATGGTTTCCGATGGAAATCAATCAATTGTCGATTATCAACCAACACCATATAATTACAATTTCACATTATATATTAAGGCTGACTCTACAGATTATCTCGCTCAAATTCTTGAGAATATTCTCCCATACTTTAATCCTAAGTTGCATTTAAGGGTTAAAGAATTTTCATTTTTAAATATTGAAAGGGACTTACCTGTTTCTATTGATGGTGTAAATCCTGAATTTGTTGATGATATGGATGAGAATGAAACTAAATTTGTAAATGCGAGTATAAACTTGACAGTAGAGGGGTGGGCTTATAGAAGATTTTTATATTCGAAAGTTATTAAATTTATTAATAGAAAATACTATCTGCATGACATCGGTACATTTCTTGAAGGTTTTAGTGTTACAGGTGTGGAAACATCTGGTGCTACAGAAACATCTGCTGGGACACCTATTATTTTAAGTGCGGTTCCACCTTCAGGTAGTTATTATGTTAGTGGTAGTTTTTATGAACCAGCTAAACAATTTGATTGGTTCCAAACTTATCATGAAACAAGTGGTTTTGGTGTAATTTAAAAGGAGATGATATGGACGATGTTTTTGGTGGTTTAGATGATGAATTCAATATTGAAAATGAAGATGAAGTAATTGTTCCTGAAGATGATGATATGGAAGAGGAAAAGAATCTTCCTGTTGTTGCTGAAAATAAAGAAGTTACAAAAGTTGGTGATGATGTCGTTGTTGCTGGTACAGAATATGTATCTACTGAAATTAAAGGATTGATTGACTCAAGCAAAGATGTTTTGGGTAGATTGGACGCAACAATTAAAATTGGAGGAGCACCAAGATTATTTGAAGTTTATTCTCAATTGACAAATTCAATAACTGCACAGTTAAAAGAATTTAGACAAATGCATGAAACTGTTGCAAAAATTAAATTGGAAGAAAAGAAAAAGAATATTAGCAAAATTGAATCAGGTGATGAGATTACATTCACATCTGAACAAGTTTTGGATTTGGTTAGTAAAGAAAGAAATCGTAGTGAAATTAATGAGGTCGATGCAGAATTTACTATTGAAGATGATGATGTTTTGGATAGTGATAAATTCGAAATTAACGATAATGAGGAGGATGACGATAATGTCTGTACTGTGTAAACTTAAATATTTAATAGAAACTGAAGTTCCTGAAGAAAAGATTTTCATCTCCATTAAAGATATGGACGATGGAAGTGATAGTGTTGTTGATGGAATAGAAAAATTAGAAAATGAAATAGATGAATTAGAAATAGATGTTGCAAAAGAAGACAACCGATTTGACTCAGATAGGGGCGAGGGAGGCTCTGTAGACACTGTTGTGGATGAAGACTACTATAGGATACCTTTTGAGGTTAAAGTGGCTAATCTGGGCGATATGGACATCGTGAAGTTTGTTAAAGCATTCTTTGAAGGTGAAATAACAAATAAACATCTTTCTTATGGTGAAGAAGATGAAATTAAGTTTGAATTGAAACCACGAATTGAATTGGATAAAAAATTCGATGATAATCATGCACTATTTAAAATAGAATGGGATTTAGCATAAATGGCAATTTCGGATTATCTTAAGCAATTACTTGTTGCAGCGTCTTATAAAGAGACGTTGGATTCTATATTGGATGATGATTCGTGGACTGATTATGATAAAAATGGTGAGTGGTTTAAAAAAGAATTTGAGTTAGATGGTGATAAATATTTGATACATATTTACAATTTCACTATAGTTGATGATGATGGTGATGTTTTTGATAAGGTTTATGATATTGATTTTTCTAAAGTTGTAGATGGAAAGAATCTTGTTGGAATATTAAATACGGGACATGCTTTTCAGGTTTTTGGCATTATCAGTCAAATGCTTGAAAAATTTTTATTGAGAAATGAATTGGTTTCTCCTAATGGATTTTTCTTTTCAGCAAAGGAATCAAGTAGACAAAGATTATATAAACGGTATGCGAATATTATTGAAAAGCGATTTGGTAATATATATACACAAGTAGATGATTGTAGTAAATTTAATTTATTTCATGATTATAAAAAAGGTGAAGTGTTTTTATTTATGAAAAATGATTTATATAAAAAAGCGAGGCTTTACAAATAATGATTGCAGGTGAAAATATATTATCTCTTAGGGATGTGGAGTTTAATAAGATATTAAAAATTTCAATGTCTGAATTTTATGATATGATAGAAAAGGATTCTAATAAAATTAAGCCATTATATAAAGTATTTGGATATGAAATTCTTAGTCCGTATGGGTGGAGTGATATTCAATTTGTTAATAAATATCGTAATTTAATGGATAAATATATTGTAAGAACCTCGTCACATGAACTTGTGTGTTGTAAAATGCAAAATCTTTTAGTCAATGGAACGAAAAAAACAAAAGTAAACGAATTAAAAATTGGAGATATGATTACAACTGAATATGGTTTAAAAGAAGTTACTGATGTTGTTGATACCGGAGAGAAGGAAATTATGTTTGATATTAAAGCAAAAACTCATCTTGGTTATGTATTCATTGGAGGTATATTGGTAAATTAGATAGGAGTTTAAATGTTTCAAGGTAATGAACGATTGCGAGCCGAAGGTGAGCTTGTAACATATACGAAAGAATTAATTCAAGAATATATTAGATGTAAAGAAGATATAATATATTTTGCAGAAAAATATTTTTACATCACAACAATTGATGATGGAAAAATAAAAATCCCATTATGGGAATTTCAGAAAAAGGTATTGAAGGCTTTTATAAAGCCACCTAAGAATCGTAGGCATATCATAATGATGATGCCACGTCAGCAAGGGAAGACAACTATTTCAACAGTTTACCTTTTGCATTATATGTTATTTAATAAAGATAAGAATGTGGCTATCCTTGCGAATAAAAAGGATACTGCTTTAGAAATTATGCAACGTGTAAAGATGGCTTTTGAATCATTGCCAACATGGTTGCAACAAGGGATTAAAGAAGGTGGATGGAATAAATCATCTATCAGATTAGAAAACGGAATGGTGATGAAGGCTTCAACAACTTCATCTGATTCTATTTCTGGTGACACTGTTTCTCTTCTTTATATGGATGAGTTTGCGAAAGTAAAATCACATATTGCAGAGGAATTTATCACAGCCACTTACCCGGTAATTTCATCAGGTAAGACATCTAAAATTATTATGGTGAGTACTCCATTGGGTATGAATCATTTTTATGAGTTTTGGGTGAAAGCAAGACGTGGTATTAAAGGTGATTTGAAAAATGGTAATAACTTTTATCCAATTAAAGTTAGATGGCAAGACCATCCTAAGAGAGACCAAGAATGGAAGGATGAAATCATCCGAGATATAGGCCCAACAAGATTTAACCAAGAATACGGATGTGTCGAGTTTGGAAGTTATATAAATATAAGAGATAAGAATACTGGGGAAATTGAAAAAATAAAAATTGGAGATTTCTATAATAGATTAAAATAGAGGTTAGTTGATGGTTGGACATCAACAAACAGGCGAGTAAATTTCCTGTCTGTCCCTCTATAATATTATTTATATAAAATAAAATAGGAGTAAAAATGAAAGAAAAGATTTTTTGTGAGATGTGTAAAACACAAACGGATTTAAAAATTGATAGTTTTAGTAGATATCATTTGAAAAAATATCATGATATTGGAATGAAAGAATATTATGACATGTTTATTAGAAAAGAAAATGAAGGTATTTGTCCTGAATGTGGAAAAAAAACAAAGTTTGAAAGTTATTATAAGGGATATAGACAATTTTGTTCTGCTAAATGTGCTAAATCATCTAATTTAACAAGAGAAAAAATATCAAAGTCTTTTGAAAATAGAGATGTTAAAAAAGAAGCTGATAAAAGAAGTAAGACATTGAAAGACACGTATGGTGTTTCTCATATATCAAAATTGGATTCTATAAAAAAACAAAAAAAGAATACATGTTTAGAAAGTTTTGGGGTTGAATCAAATTTATTAACAAAAGAATGTCATAGAAAACGATGGGATTCATTAAATAAAAATAAAGAATTGATTAATGAAAAAAGACGTGAATGGTGGACACAAGATAATATTGATAATGTTAATAACACAAGATTGAAAACATGTTTACAAAAATATGGAGTCGAAAATGTTGGTCAGATAGAATTAGTTAAAGAAAAGATTAGAAAACGTAATGAAGAATCTGGAAGATGGTTGACAGAGGATGAATATAGTGAATTTACTAAATATTCTTATAAAGTTAGAAATATTTCAAGGCGTAAATATGAAAAATTATACGAGACATGGAATGGTCATGATTATTACACTAATGAAAAATTAATTTTAAATGATGAATATTTAAAAGATAATCCAAATAATAATGTGTCGTGTAATTTATATCAACCTACAGTTGACCATAAGATAAGTATTTATTATGGATTTAAAAATGATATTTCACCAGAGGATATATCAAATATAAATAATTTATGTATTTGTGGTAGATTGATTAACATTTATAAAAATTTTAAGTGTGAAGATGAATTTAAGGAATTATTGAAGAATGAAAACAGAAAGCAAATTTACAGATAGATATCAAATCGAAACGCCTTATGGGTTTAAGGATTTTGATGGTATAGGTAAAATAGTTAAGCCTCAAAAATTAATACGTGTTACATTAAATTTTAATGATTATATAGATGTTAATTTTGGACATACTTTTATAGTTGAAGGTAAAGATATAGATATTAAAGATGTAGTTATTGGTGATAGGTTAGAAACTAAAGATGGTTTAAAAATTGTAACCAGTATTCAAATATTGGAAAATAAAGATTATGTTTTTGATATATTGGATGTTAAATCAAAGGATAACTCATATTATGCAAATGACATAATTAATCATAATTGTAAATTCTTGGGTTCATCTGATACATTAATTGATGGTGATGTCCTTGAAAATATTGAATATAAGCCAGCAGTTGCAACAAAATGGGGTGGCTTGTTTACAATATTTGAAAAACCTATTGAAAAGAAGTTATATATTCTTGGTATTGACTCTGCTAAAGGGACGCAGAGAGATAGTTCTGTTGTTCAGGTTTTAAAAATTAATGATGAATTTTCTATAGAGCAAGTTGCGATTTATAGATATAATGATATTGATACTCATAAATTTGCACAGGTGTGTATTGGAATAAGTCAATATTATAACAATGCACAAATGATGATTGAAAATAATGGAGAAGGTGGAGAAGTTGCTAATATCATTTGGTATGAATATGAGAATGAATGTATTTTAAATTGTGATAGAAAAGGACTTGGGATTAGGTCAACTAAGAAAAGTAAGTTATCTGCAAATTTACATTTGAAACGATATCTTGAAAATGGTTGGCTACAATTAAACGACAAGGAAACAGTTGTGGAATTGTCAAAATATATTGAGGTATCTCCTAATGTATTTAGGGGTGAAACACGCACGACTCATGATGACTGTGTTACTTCGTTATTATGGGGATTATACTTTTTATTGACACCATTTTTTGAAGGTAAAGGTGGTAATGTCAAGCGCATAGATGATGAGTACAATTTGGGTGACGATGACGCACCAACTGTAATTTTTTCATAAATGTAGAAAGGTCAATAAAAAAATGTATAAATAATTATATAAATAGAAAATAGATATTTAATTTAGGAGGTAATTATGCCAAGAGTATTTAACGCTCCGGGAGTTTATAGAAGAGAGATTGACTTGAGCGAAATATTAGTTGCGACTGGTATTTCAAATGGTGCCATTGTTGTTAGAGCACCTCAAGGACCAATTAGAAGACCTGTATTGGTAACAAATGATAAAGAATATGTGGAATACTTTGGACAACCAGTGTTTACATCAGGAAGTGGTCTTTCTGGTATTGATAAGGAAATTCCTGAGTATGGATATGGTTCTTATGGAGCATTGGAATTTTTAAAAGAATCAACAAATCTGTATGTTGTTAGAGCGTTTGATAGTGGTGATAAATATGCTGCTATTGAGGTGGATAATGATTTATCATCAACAAATACAGATGTTTCTGGTGGTATTGAACCATTAACAGCAACACCTGATGTATTTGATACAGCGGATA